GACCATCTCGGCGCACATCGAGCCCGCGCTGGACGACTTCGTGGGGGCTCTCACGGTCGGGTTCCTGCGGCTGGCCGTCGAGGACACCACCAAGGTGCTCGCCTACGACACCGCTGCGCTGCGAATGCGACAGGATCGGTCCAAGGAGGCGCTGGAGTGGTACGACAGGGGCGTGCTCAAGGCCAAGGTCGCACTCAAGGAGACCGGATTCGACCCCGAACTCGACATGATGGACGAAGCCGAGCACAAGGTGTGGCTTCTCAACCGTCTTGTGTCCGGATCGCCGTCGCCCGAGCAGATGCAGGCCGCGTTCCTGCTGCTCACCGGCAAGGAACTGCCCGTGGAGGCGCTTCCGGGGACCGAGGTTTCCGGAAACGACCCGCCGAGGGGCATCGCAGGGCCGGATCAGCCGCCCTCACTGGAGCAGCACCCCTACGAGGGGCCTCCACGCGAGCAGCACGACCACACTGACGCTCCTTTCAGCGCCGAAGCGGCCTCCGCTGAGGTGCTGGTGCTCCGAGCGCTGGAGAAGGCGGGCAACGTCCTGCTCAACAGCGGCAAGCGGGGCCGTGACAAGGACCGGACCACCCCTCCGCACATGGCACACGTGCTCGCCAGTACCTCAGAGGTGCCCGAGTTCGACTTCTCGCTCGCCTCGACCGTCTACAGCGACCTCACGGCGGCGCAGAGGGCCGAGAAGGAACGTCAACTGGGGCAGGTCTGCCGCGATCTGTATGCGACCGGCACTCCGTACACCCGTGAGGCCCTGATCGCTGCTCTGGAGGAGTCCTGATGCTCAGTTTCGCCCGAATGGCGAGGATCAGCGCCGCGCTGCCCGCCGACGACGGCTACGCAGGGGTCACCCACGCCGGAATCGCCCTCGTGGCGCTCGATAGCGGGCGTGTGTTCCTCACCAAGCGCGCCGACGACCCCGAGGACGCCCCCGACGTGCGAGAGACGTGGGAGTTCCCCGGCGGAGGGCTCAAGCAGGACGAGCACCCCTTCGCAGGCGCGGTGCGGGAGACCATCGAGGAGACCGGGTGGGGTATTCCCGACGATTCGACCGTGGACGGGGGCTGGCGCAGCGATGACGGGGTCTATCAGGGCTTCCGGGTGACCACCGCCGCTGAGTTCCCCACCGAGGGGTGGACCAAGACCACCGAGGTGTGCGACATCGGGTGGTTCGACCGAGCAGCGGTACAGTCGCTCAGCGAGATAGGGGCTCTGCGCCCCGAGGTACGCGACCAGACGGACTGGGACATGATCTTCGGGTCTGTTTCTGGAAACGAGGAGGACACCATGCCCGAGAGCCTTGCGGCAGCCGCACAGACGGACACCGCTGTCGAGGAGCCCGCCTACACCCCCGGTGACTTCGATCTGGACGCCCCGATCCCGGTTCACGGCGTCGTCGCCCCCGAGGAGATGGCCTCCGGGGACCAGCGCGCGTTCGCAGCGGGCGCGATGACCCGTCGGCCCCTCCGTCTGCCCTTCTCGGACCAGAAGGTGTCCATCTCGGGCCACGACGGCTCTGTCGTGGTCGGTTCGGTGGACCGGCTCATGCGCAAGGACGGGCTCGTCCACTGGGAGGGCGCGCTCATGCCGACTCCCGAGGCTGACGACCTCGCTGGCCGGATGCAGTTCTTCGATGGGAAGTTCGGCGTCTCGGTCGACGGCGACAAGGGGTCGCTGGACCACGAGCGCACCGAGGCGACCGAGACCCTGTGGTTCGACGCCGTTCGTGCCGCCGGTCTGACCGCTGTGGCGATCCCGGCCTTCCACGAGGCGTACGTCGCCTTCGGCACCCACCCCGAGATGCCCTCCGACGAGGCGCTGACCGCCGCTGCCCACGACAGCGGTGACCTCATCGGTGCTCGCGCCCACACCTTCGACCGTGGCCCCGGCTGGGTCACCGACCCGGTCGAGACCCGGCGCATCCACGACTACTGGACCAAGAAGGGCGAGGAGGGCTACGCCAAGATCGGCTGGGGCACCTCCGGCGACTTCACTCGCGCCAAGAAGTTGATCGGCGCGAAGATCGCGGAGCACTCCCCCGACAAGATGCGCTTCCTCAACCAGATCATCGCGCAGTGGCACTTCGACGCCCTCGGCTACTGGCCCGGCGACCTCGGCAAGCCCGGCAACGCGCCCGACACCCCGGAGAATCGCCGCCGTGCCGCCGTTCACGCCTCGCTGGACGAGGACTTGGACCCCGACGAGATGGCGGACCGCATCAACGGGCTGGAGCGCGACGACATCGAGCCGGTCGATCACGACGAGAGCGAGTCCGTCTGGGAGGCGGTGCTGGTCTCCAGCGTTTCTGGAAACCGGGTGCTCCCCCCGATTGACTACTTCCACCAGCACGAGTCCATGAAGGACGACCCGTGGGCGGCACCCAGCGCAGCGCTCGTGGTCGAGGAGCCCGACGCGCAGGGGTTCCGCCGTGCGTGGGGTTACGCCGGGGAGTGGGGCGTGTGCCACGTCGGCATGGACGGTCAGTGCGTCGAGCCGCCCGAGACGGGCAGCGATGACTACCCCGAGTTCCACCTCGGTCGGACCAAGGTCGACGGCGGTTACGTCTACACCGGCGTGCTGACCTACGGCGTGAGTCACCGGGACGCCAAGACCATCCTTGCGGAGAGCCCCGAGCAGGCCATGTTCGACAACATCAAGAACGCATGGGCCGCCGTGCGGGTGGGAGAGAACGAGCGGGGCATCTGGTTCTCCGGCGTCGTGCTCCCCAAGGTGGACGAGGACGACCTCGTGAAGATCGAGGCGTCGGGTCAGGTGTCCGGCGAGTGGAAGCGTGGCGCGATGCGGGCCTGCCTCACCGTCAACGTTCCCGGCTTCCCCAACGAGCGGGCCTCCGCCGAGTACGACGAGGACGGCAACGTGCTGGCGCTTGCGGCCAGCGCGTTCGGCTCCGTCGACAACGGCACGTCCGGCTCCGAGTGCGATCCCGAGCCCACCCCGCTGGAGCGGATTCAGGCGCTCGCCACCATCGACGCCGAACTGCGGATCGCTGAGGTCAAGCGCGAGTGGGGGGAGTCCTGATGGCCTGCGCCTGCAAGGGTCGGAAGTCGACCAAGTATGTGTGGACCTCGGACGACGGCTCATCCTCCGTGACCTACCCGTCCGAGATTCAGGCCAAGGCCAAGGTGCTGCGAGTCGGCGGGTCATACAAGCCGCAAGGCTGAGCCTGTAGCCTGATCCCGAGTTTCCAGAAACCAGCCCTAGGAGCCCCGCGTGGCCGTCTACCCGGTTCGCAGCACAACCCCGTGGGACCTCGCGCTCCGGGCCTACATTGACGACCTCTACATCAGCCTGCCCTCCACGGTCGCCGGGTTCGCAGACGACGAGACCACGGACCTCTACGCCTCCCTCCTCGCCGGGTTCGCCATCGGTCAGGTCGCCACCCACCCTCGCTGGGGCGCAGACCCGACAGGCGTCACAGACTCCTACGCCGCGATCAACGCGCTTGTGCAGTACGTCGCCACGAACGGCGGTGTCGCCTACTTCCCGCCGGGCACCTACAAGATGTCCGACCGACTGCGTGTGGTGGACGCCGTCAAGCCGTTCTCCATCGTGGGTGCTGGGATGGAGGCCACCAAGTTCGTCCGTGCCGCTGAATACGGGCAGGTCATGGTGTTCGAGACGAGTGACGGGGTGTCGCTCAGGCACTTCGGCATCGACGGCGGGCAGGTCGAGTTTCCCGCCAACGCCTCTCACGGCCTCTCCGTCTACCAATGCAGTGACGGGGTCGCGGATCACATCAAGGTCGTCAACTACAAGAACTCCGGCATCATCGTGTGGTCGCCCGGTGCTGTCTCCCGGAACTTCAACGTCGACTACTGCCACACCATCGGCAACGGTGGCGGGATCACCGGCAACGGCATCCTGCTGTCGTGGATGTACGACTCGTTCATCCGGCACTGCAAGGCCGAGGACACGATGGGCGGCTCGCCCGGCACCGGCCTGCAACTCAAGAACGACTGCGTCAACTGCGGCATCATCGACGGTCTGTCGATCAACTGCGACGGCGGCTACTCGTTCAGTCAGGACGAGTCCGGAACCGGCCCTCGCCGCTGCAAGGGCATCAGCCTCACCGCCGTCAGTTGCAAGACCGGGTTCATCTTCGGCGGCGGCTGGGACAATCAGGTCACCGGGCTGGTCATCGACATGGAGAACAACGTGGTCAGCACCTACGGTCTCCGCATCCAGTCGGACACGGCGGACATGTCGGTGTCCGGGCTCATGGTGCTCAATGCGACCGCTGGCGCAACCCCGCTGCAACTCGACGGTGTCGGATCGAGCGTGTACGCCGACCTCATCGAGGACATGACGGCCTCGGGCAGCAGCGTCGTGTTCGGCGCGGCGGCGGACAAGAACACGGTGCGACTCAAGCGCCTCGTCCGGGCCGGGACGGAGTTGTTCGACCTCACCGGCAACGTGGCCTACACCGGCACCCTGACCAACAGCGTCGTGCTGGAGAGCGGTCACAACCTGACCCGCTACTCCATCGCCAGCGACGCCATCACGATCAGCAACCGGCAGGCGAAGAACGTCGTGCTCGACACCGAGGGCGGGGCTGGCACGGACACGCTTGCCACCATCACCGGGGGCATGGACGGGCAG